TGCCTGACATACCGAAACCACCTGTAACAGGAAAGAAGTAATACACCCCGTACTGTTTAAGGATCTTGACGACTTTGTCTTTGACCTTACCCTCTGGCGTTCTCAAAACGGAGCCTCCTCAATATCTTGTAAGTCTTCATGCTTGTCACGCTTGACAACTTGTAGCTGAGCGCGGGGCAGAAACACATAGTGCGGAAAAGGCCAGCCGTTGGTAGCGGGGATGCGTAAGCACACGAACCCATCCTCATCCACTTTAACAACGTAGCCAATCTCGCCTGTTGATTTGATTCTCATTTTGGTATCGATGTTCATTGCTCACTCCTTAATAAACATCAGTAAACCACGACAGTCTTGCATCACAAGCCTTGCCAAGTGCTTAGCATCTTTGTGAATAGCGTTGTCTTCTCTTACGTTGCTACACCCTTCGATGATTTTTTCAACGGTTTGGATAACAAGTACGCGCTGATCTTTCAATAGGCTAAGCTCCCTTCTAAGTGCGTCGTAATCTTTCTTGCTCATGTAATTCTCTCCAGTAATAGTTGTTTAATATGTTCTGGAACTTTCGGTAACGGTGCCCAAGCCACAGCCCAGTCAGCCCACGTACCAACGATGCACACACCACCGGGGTTTAACAGCAACATCTTTACACCAGTGGGCGGTGTGTCTTCTTCTGGCGTACGCCAAAACGCGTTACCAGATAAATAGGACGTGGCTTTTTGAAACATGTTGTGATCGCCACTCATTTACCTCCCCTTGCTCGTATGGCGTCGACAATACGCTCACGTTCTTTGCGCAAGATCTCAAGCGTCTTGGTTTGCACCGGTTCGTCCGTCCCTCGCACGACTAGCTCAGCACATGCCTTACGTTCATCAGCACGAATAAACTCAGCAAACCTTTCCAGATCGTGTGTAGACACTAAGAAATTAGGGCCAAAGAAGCCTAGTTGATTTGCAATTTCAGAAACTCGTTTGTTCATTTCTCTCCCCTTTCTCGTATAGCTTTCTTGCAATCTTCGGCATCAGGTCTGTTTCTGTAAGCCTCGTCCTCGTCTTCAAATTCTTGATTGCACCAGTCATGAAACATCTGGTCACACAACCTTGCACACGCCTCGCGTTCATGCGCGGCAACAAGGGCAGCGAAATGGACAAGCTCAGTTGCACCCCAACGCGCTGGCTCCACCCACTTGTCTCCTGTGCGTACAAGTCCAGCCTCCCGCGCCATCTTGACAATTTCATCTTGGGTCATTTCAATACCCCCATCGAATACGGAAGCACACCAGATACAGGTGCAGTACAAATTCGCTGCCACTACTCACGAACCCCACAGCGAAGCAGGGCCACTTGCGCGGCAAGAATTCAGTAGTTAGATGTAAACTTTTTCGCATACGTTACCTCTGCGGATTAAAGCCAAGCCGACGCATTCCTAACTCGATGAGCATTGCGGCGTCCTCAAGGCGATTTTGACTGCTGCTCATGCCGGTCTGCCATTCGCCGCCTACGCGTTTGCCAACAATAGCCACCGTGACAATCTCTCCAGATTTGGCGTCTTCCAGCCACTGCTCAAGCATGGTTACGGCCTCAGAGTTGTCATGGGTTGTAACTTTGATAAACGGTTTGATGTTGTTTGTCATGTGTTTCCCCTTGCTCGTATGGCTGCGTCTACTTCTGCTTCAGACAAAATGTCCCATCGTTTCTTTTGGTGATTCTGGCAAATTCGGCGATACAGTTTGTCGTCAGACTTCGCTATATCGTCTGCTGTATCGATGTCGTCCAATAACATCCAAAGTCGCAATGATTTCTCACGTTCAGCAGCGGCAACAAGTGCGGCGAAGCGTTCAAACGATTCAAGGTTTGCGCCCATGTATGAGACTGGGTTAAAACCAGCCTCTCGCGCCATGCGGATGATTTCGTCGCGGTTCATGCGTTTCCCCTTGCTCGTATGGCGGCGGCGTATGTAGGCCATTCAATCAGTGTGTTTTTGTTCTCACACACCTTCGCACACGCCTCACGCTCGGCAGCAGCAACAAGGGCAGCAAAACGTGTTACAGAACCTAATGGCTTTTCGTCAGATCCGTAAGCCAATCCCGCCTCCCGTGCCATGCGGATGATGTCTTCCTTGTTCATGATTCTTCCCCTTCTTTGTTACTCCATTCTTGCCACCTTGCTGCGATGAGATCTAATAAATGTTTAAGCAGCGATTGATCTGAATCAGATAAATCATCTCTACCTGCGTACTCAAACAGCAAGTTCCATATAGCTTCGCGCTCATGCTCGGCAACAAGATATGCAAAGTATTCAAGCTGATAAAAAGCATGAACAACCCCGTTGGAATCAGCAAGCCCTGCTTCTCTAGCCATGCGGATGATGTCTTCTCTATCCGGCGGGTCGGCTTTTATCACGAGGCAATCCGGCCAGCCGTGAATGCGGTGGTCAACGTGAGCCACCGGCTCCTGCTCTGTCTCTAATGCTTGACGCAGAATAGCGATGGCTTCGACGTAGTAACTTTTATCGCCTGTTTCCATCAGCATATCTGCGCTTGCATCCTCTAGCACCTCTATCGCTTCTTCAATAGCTTCTCTATCCATGATTCTTCTCCTTTAACTTGGCTTCAATGGCGCAAGCAAAATTACCCCAGTGCTGATTTCCTGAATGGATCTCTTGTATTTCATAAGCCGTCAGCCCAACCCATTCACGCTTAGCTGGTTTGCTTGAAATACAAGTAACCGTATACGCTTTACCGCATTGACACTGCCACGCCGTAGGCCCTGGCTCATGCCACACGCCGTCGATAAAACCTGTACCCCCATCTGGCGACACTGCGGTCTTTTGGCTAGCACGTGCGTAATTAAGACCTGTACCTTTACCTGGCGATAATACGGTCACAAGCCCAGCATGACTTATTGGATCACTCTCCAGCGCCTCAAGCGCCACCTGCATAGCTTTTCTGCTCATCGCTCCCTCTCCCTCAACATGGCGTCTGCAATCATGTAAGCCTGCCTCGCGGTTGCATCAAAATAATTCCCCCCCTGCGCCAGTGCTTGCATAGCCTTGGCTGCAAGGTAATCACGAAGGGACATACCTGGTTGGATTAAGTACGAGTGTGCAACGGGAAACGCTGCCCCACCATCTGTTGGTGTTTTGTTTTCACTCATGCCCGATCCCCCGCATGTTGCTTCCATGTTTCCTTCTCCTTCATACGTTGTTCGTACACTTCCATTAACAACTCAGCAGCTTCTTTGATCTTGAACTTCTCTGCTGTGCAGTAGTCAGGCAAGCCCTCGGCGTAACCCTCAAGCCATGCGGCGAGCATGGCGAACTTATAGTCAGGGCTCATTCTTTCCCCTCTGCGTTGTTTAGTATCCGTGCAATCTCACGGTCGATATACCAACGTGCTTTACGCAAGTCCTCAACTTCTTTACCTTTGTCCGCACTGCGCCAGATATATTTAATAGCGTTACCTTTATTGAAATTAAAATGTTCGGTAATCTCTATACACTCTACACCGCTAGGGTGCTCGGTGTAATGCTTAGGATGGTTTACGGGATCGTTCATAGTTTCTCACCTCCATAATTGTTTCGCTAACAAGTGCTTGTGCCTCACGCACAATGCTACGTCGTCCTCTGATGACACCGACTAAAAAACCAACAAAGAACCCACACCCCCAGATCAAAGTATCTTCCATCCCTTCACCTCATTCGTCCATGATCGTTTCCATAACTGCATCGTCGTAAGACGTGCGTGTGCTTCTGCTAACTCAGTCGTGGTGTACTCCTCGCGCTTTGTCCAGTGCCCTGGCCCTACCCATTTGTGAGGATCTACATAGTGTGGGTAGTACGGCACACCACGCAAAATAAATACAGGTTGTGTTTCTGTGTCTGCTGGTTTATTTAGATTCATCAAACTCATTTACTTTTTCCTTTTACTGTTGTCCACGAACTGCGTAGATGCCCGTCATACCAACGGTCGTCTACTTTTCCCTCTACCATTGTCTTTTGATACTTCAGCTTGACGTGGCGTTTTTCTTTTGTTTCAGCTCTTGTTTTGTGCAGATCTGACACGTCCATCAACGTATCGATTTTGCTTTTACCCAACCACGCAACAAGTTCATCCTCAGTCATCTTGTTTTCCCACAACTTATCACTGAGCTTGGGCAAGTACGCTGCTATAAAACGCGCAACAGTTGTCCACTGCTGCTTACCATAACGTGGCGTGCGTTTCAGTGCGTAAAGCTTCTCGTACGTAATGTTGTTTTCTGACTTGAAAAACACAACGACTCTGTTTGTGTACATGTGAGAAGGCGCTCGCCACATCTTGATTAAGTTTCTGTCCCACAACTCCTGCAACACCTCGTCGTGGGCTTCGGCAAACAGATCATTGAGCAGACTCATCTTGATCTCTCCTCTTGACCATCGCCACTATCATTGCGTCTGCTACCTTAAAAGCAAATTCAGCAAACGCTTCTTCTGGTTTGTACTGTGGCATCTGCCCCCACTTACCCGCGAGTATTCCTGTGATGGCAGCTTTGGCAAACTCAGCGCGTAGCTTGTTGTACTCATTCATTCCACACCTCCACTTAGTCTGAATTCAATACGCGCTCTGTCCAGTGCAGCAATACGCTTGCGCTCTGCAACAACTTTTGGATCTTTCCACGGGTATGGTTGTTTAAGAAGACGCCACTGTCTTTTGAACGTTTCGAGTACGTTTGTGCTTTCGCTTGTTGTTTTGATTTGCATCTCTAGCTCCTGTCATGTTGAATGGATCACTGAAAAAAGGTTCGGGTATGGTCACCCTCGTCTTGGCAAACTTCTTGCAAAACATCTGATCTTCTTTCTTCTGAAATAACTTCTCCTGTTTTGTAGGTTCCATTGTTATAAATTTGTAGTGCCGCTCTGCCGTGATGTACGGCCTGTCGGGATCTTTCTTTAAGAAACTTTCAACGCACCCCAACCGCGTGAGTCTGGTCATCAATGAGTAGACAGTGTTCTTGTCTAGCTGCACTTGCAACGCAATCTCTCTTACAGTTGGTGGCGTCACTCGTTTCTTAACGTACTTGAGTACCTTAAGTTGCTTATCGGTCAGGGGCTGTGGGGTCATCCATACGCTCCTTTAACCATAACACTGCACAGCGTGAATGAAACAAGGCTTCTTCTGCATGATGCAGTGCCTGTTCATAACGCCTCTCGTTAACGTACTCATACACATCTTTCAACTCCCTGTGTGCGTTGTGTAAGTGCTCGCTTATATCTTTCATATCTTTCCTTTACCAAAAGAACTTACGTGGTAGTTCAGCAAATTTAGGCAGTGCCTCAAACGTGTCAGGCTCATCAAGTCTGACTGCTTTTAATAGCGCTCGTTCAAGCGCAGCGAGGAACTGCTTAGTCGTAATATTAGACGCATGTGCCTCTGGAGAGTCACGAAGTGACATACCGCGCATCGAGTAACGACTGCCACTTATCAGGTCATTGTTTGTGAGA